CTGGAACTACCGAGCTAATCAATTCATTGATGTAAACTGTCGCAAAATTCAAAGCTCGCATATCCACCGGTAATTCAGGCACAATGAGATTCTTTTTCCGTGAAGCGTCATATGTTCGAATTTCCTCGCCATTTTCGATCCGTTTTCCTCCTAATTCCGCTGGTACTCATATTAATTAACCTTCGCGTGATAATTCGGATGACTCCATCATTGGATCAAACATTTCAGATCGTACAATTCCACTTTTCAATGTTACGTGGTGATAAGTTGAGTCCTCTAGCTTGATAGCTCCTAGAAAATCCGAGGGAGCAACAACCAAATCAGCATCACTATTCGCAGCATACACGAATTCCTTCATAGCCTTATTCCAAAAACGTACATAACCTCGACCGCCGAAACCTGCGACGTGCCAACCTATCACATAACCATCTAAAGTTAACACCGGGGCTCCACATAGCCCTGGCGCCACTGAAACTCGACCATCATACCTGTGATAGAATCCTTCTCGGCTTGTGAATAATCTTGTACGATTTTGATATGAACCACTCAAGATCTCGTATCGATCTGGCACCCCCATAGGCACCACACCATTTGGCAATAGCATGAACATTTCAGTTGAACTAGGTGTTTTTGACATCGCCTTAGACCATGAACGAAATACGTGCACATGTGGGTTTTTATACCGTAACACTGCCATATCTTCTTCTAAATCCCATTTTTCGATGACCATAAATGCCGATAAAAGTTCTTGACCATTTCCAGCTCGACCTTTGACGAACACCTCTTTTGGTTGTGCTTTTGTTTCCAATAACACATGGGCATTAACAACACCACGTTGAGAATCAATCATAATCATCTGAGACGTTGTTATCATCCCATCATATGAAAAAGTACATTCTAGCACATTCTTCGCCATGTGTTTCAACGTTTCATTTGGAAATGCATCGACTGTTAATCCATGATGGCCTTCTGCATATAATTCCCGTGCAGACATCTTTTTATTGGATTTTGCCCAGTGCAAAAATGGTTCATATTCTTCCGTCTTTGATTTTTCCTTGGACATCTTCGCGGCCACTAGTGCACCCGTAAGAATCGATAATCCTGTGAATAATCCCGCACCAATCCAATACTCTTTCGGTATCTGATCACGTAACGTTCCATACACAGTTTGTATCACTTCAAACGCAGCCTTTAGACCATCGATCGTTTTCGTTTTTAACACATCAAATCGTTCTCGTAAATGAACCATCCATTCATTTGTTGACCCAACAAAGACTGATCCTATTCCTACCGTCTCTGTTCCACCATTGATCGTTTGTCCCGTTGCCAATATTCGCTCTTGTTCAATCTCATTAAAATTGACGACTTCACTTCCGTTGACATAGTGAACACTTTGAAATCGCGGATGCACAAATTGTGGTTCTTCCACCATCATGACTACTTCATTTTCCGAAACCTTTTCGAGTTTTGTACCAATCGTTCGTCCTTCAGCTAAACAATAGTCCGCTGAATGTGGATAACTTGTCACCAATTGCTGATGACTCAACACGTTGTCTTGATACATCAATCGCACAGCATCACAAAATGCCTTCGGATCCGAGCAATCCATTGTCGTGGATGATTGCCTCCAAACTCTCTTTGGCACATCATATTGATAAACCACACAATCACTCTTGTCCCGTTCATAAGCCACAACCCACCATCGTCGATAAATTGCATCTGCGTCTGTCCATCCACAACCTTTCACTGGATTTAAACATTTCGTTTGAATTGGAATATTTGTCGTTCCGAGAATCACTTGAGATCGAAAGAAAATAGTTGACTTTTTGTCTAATGCAGCACCATCCATACGACTTGGGTTTACACCCACGTGCATAATATACTGCGACCAATCATTCTCTCCTCGTTGTCCAATATCTTCATGTATCCATACATTCTGCTCATGATATTGATCGTGAAAGTCACTTCGTCCATCCGTTGGTGTGTAATCATAAACCGTATTTTTCCCCGCACCAGTCCAATACTGACGACATTTCTGTGTAAACACAGTTTTTCCAGCACCAGGACGTGACCATAATAAAATAGCCACGGGTTCTGGATGAGATTCTTGTGTTAACGCGAGTCCAGATCGATGAAAATTCACTAATTCCGTGTGTAACGCCGCAAACGATGCATGTACTGTACCGTGAGATGATCGCAAAACGACCATATGATGCGCAGCATCATCACATATTGAACCAATTTCCTTGAGAAAATCTGACTTGGCCAATAAACGACGATCCGCATGACAGCGTTCTAAATAATATGCCATTTTCTTTGAGATTCTATTTGTCGTTAATTCTGGAACAAATGCCAATAATTTTTCGAATTGAGATATACCCATTGTGATATTCAGAATCAATGTATCTCTCCAAGCTGACTGAGGTAATTTGTTGAGACCAGTTATTACCATCTCCATGACATAAACAGGTACATGAAGAACAACGTCAGCTAATTGATAAATCCAATCGAGATCTTCCAATATTTTCACGCGCGTGTACTTTTGAAATGAATCTAATAATCCACGCACTGGACCCGGTAACATAGTGATCAAAAACGAATAAACGATATTGATACCTGCACCAGCCTCAGCGAACATCTCTGTTGTATCAAAGAAAACCTCTTCTGGTTGAATGAATTCCACCACTGTTCGATAAACTACTGGTAATTTTGACATTATCGATCGAATTAATTTATACACCGTATACAAACCTGATAAAACTGATATCGGTGTAAGTGCTACTGTGATCATACTAATGAGTGAACCAACACCAGTGATCATATCTAAAATAAATTCGATTGAAGTAAAGACATCCGCATATGATTCACCTAACAAGAAAACCTTGTTAGTCACTTCTTTTAATTTTTCCAAAACGCCTACCATTGTTTCGACAACTCGTGATGATTTGATCTTTTCTGTCATTCCTGCTAAATCTTCAACTAAACTAGTTACCTTTTTCTGTGTATTAACAATCTCACTAGCTACAGGAACCTGCACCATCAACTTCGGACTACGTGAAAATAACCCTTTCACGTCTACCTGCACCGGCACTGTTGAAACCTTCGTTACTTCCAACACATGCCCTCCATCTACGTCTCTCAACTCCATCGTGGTTTGATTCGATTGACCCAACGAACCCGGGGTGGTGTGTGAAGAATTAATTGATGCCATATCAGTGAATCTAACCTACGAGATAACAATCGAAATGTGTGACGTTACCATATTCGGTCAGCAACACCTTTAACTATCCATCTATCATAACACAAATGAAAACGTCCGATAATTTTAGTCAATTGAAAAATGATACATCGTGATCAGCTGAAACCTCCTCGAAGGAACAGCAGGGACCAATCTCCATGGGTATGTTTTCCCCACTTCGAGCACGACTTACACTTCTGTTTTACTAAACAAGGGTCATAATCCTAAGCATTAATCCAGTCAATCTAAAAATCCGTGTGATATAAATCTAATTATATATATACGACTTATTCGCCGAGATACCAATCAATAATGACGATAACATAAACTGCACGAAACGTATATAGAGATAACCAGACTTATTAAAACCAAAACTTGTACAATCACTAAATAATTGCACCATCCTGTCACGATAGAAACATCAATATCGTGAATAAATCTCATTGCCTTATAGGTGATAAAGTTCCCTCGATCAATGTGGGCCGGGCCATTACGCTCGGAACGTCCAACAAAGAAAGAGGGTGGAAAAGTCACCC